TTTCAACTACTGAAATCTATCTGCGCGCACTTTCAGAGCAGGTTGTAAAAAACAATCCAGCTATGAAAATGATCGATGATTACATCAAAAAATCGATCAAAAACAGCGATTGTTAAAACAGTACATGCACAATACGTTAGATTATGTAGCGTATCTGATCTATTTTGAGTTTTAATGCTAAAATAAGCCGCTTGCTTTGTTTCTATGCTTTTTGTCTGCCAAGACGCGGAAGCGTAACACGCGCCTTGCTATGTGTTTACATCGTAATTTTCAAAGGGGGGTATGGGGGTAAAATCTCTTTTTGAAAATTTTTTGAGACCACACCACAAGAGAAATTTTATACATGCAAAATTACAGGATGAGTACTTTTACATTTAAGCACAATTTTAAATTTAAAAATCAAGAAACTAATTTGATTTCTCAAGATGGTAAAGCAGTTTCTTCGCAAACAGTAATAACTCAGAGAGCAATCAAAAGAAATCTAAAAAACTTAAGACTTGGTTATAAAATGGCAAAGTCATTGATTGATTTAGTTGGAATTTATCCTTCTGCTGATGAAGAATATGTAATCATAACTGAAAAAAGGATAAATGCTTTTGCTCTCGTGTTATCATTAATTGAGGAAAAAATAATTGATGAGATTTTTTTTTCAATATATAGGATCAATGAACCAACTGTAGCTTCTTTAATTTCATTTATTGAGGCTGGAAAAATAAATAAAGGTGGATTTGTTGTTTCAAACTTCTTCAGTAATTCAAAAACAGATGAGAAATGGGCCTTGAAATTAAAGGATTATGTAGATGGTAATCCAAATTTCTCAATTGCATTTATCCATAATCATTCAAAAATTATGTGTTTAAAAGCAGGTGATAACTTTTATTTTTTTGAAGGATCCGGTAATATGAGTGATAATGCCAGGATCGAACAATATAGGTTTGGAAATTCAAAAGAAATATATGATTTCCATAAAAATTGGATGCTTGAAGCTATAAATTTTTGCCATGACACAAGGACGTAAGCCATTACCGAATGAACTTAAAAAACTAAGGGGCACCGACCAGCCGTGTAGATTAAAGGATTCAATCGAAGCGCCGGCAGTCAATGATATATCCAAAATAGTCAATACATCAAAGCTCAAAGTACTGAAAACAAAGCGGTCAAAGCAGATATTCAAAGAAAAAGCTAATCAATTGATCCAGTTACAGATTCTTTCAGATATCGACTTTGAACAGTTAGCTATATATTCCAACTCTCTTGATCTTCTGTTTCAATGTATTGAACAAATTTCTGAATACGGACATTTTATTGAAGTTTATGATGAATTCGGGAAAATTGAAAAATATATTCCAAATCCTTACCTCAAATTATACCAGGACATGGTCCAGATTTGCAATAAAATAGGCTCAGAATTCGGATTCACCCCCGTTTCAAGGATGAAATTACACACGAAAACAGTAGGAAAAGACCCACTGGAGGAATTGATAAAAAAATTTGACGATAAATGACGCCCAAAAACTACGTAAAAATCGCCGAAAAATACATAAATGACGTCCAGTCAGGTATCCGAAAAGCCGGTAAATTAGAGAAAAAAGCTGTCAAAAGACATCTTTCCGACCTTGAAAACGCAGCTGAAAAACAGATCTATTTCGAGGAAAGATCAGCTCAGAAAGCCTTTGCATTTTTTCAACTACTCAAACACAGCAAAGGCGAATTTTCCGGCGATGATTTCATCCTGTCGCCCTGGCAAGCCTTCATTGTGTACGCACTTTTCGGGTGGAAACGCGCAAACGGATCCAGGCGCTTCCGATACGCCTATATCGAAGTAGCCCGGAAAAACGGCAAAACAACATTTGCCGCAGCACTGGCCCTGTTGATGCTCATTTTCGACGGCGAAAGCGGCGCCGAAATCTACACCGCCGCCACAAAACACGAGCAAGCCAAAATCTGTTGGGGCGAAGCAAAAAACATGATCAGCAAATCAACCGCGCTGAAAAAATACGTCGACGCCTACCAAAATACCCTCGTCATGGAATCCACCCTGTCAAAGATGCAACCCCTATCCTCCGACAGCGGCACGCAAGACGGGTTAAATCCACATTTCGCGGTCTGCGACGAAATGCACGCATGGAAAACTGAAGATCTCTACGGCGTGCTGAAATCCGCAACCGGATCACGCCGGCAGCCACTTATTTTCATCATCACCACCGCCGGGCTCAACAAAAACTATCCCTGCTATTCCCTGCGAAACACCCTGATCGACGTCCTCGACGGAATCAAACAGCAAGACAACACCTTTGTGATGATCTTCACCCTCGACGAAGGCGACGACTGGAAAGATCCGCAAAACTGGGAGAAAGCAAACCCGAACCTCGGGATATCTGTTGACGCCGAATACCTCAACGAAGAATTCCGCTCAGCCATCAACCGGGGCGGTCGCGAAGAAGTCAATTTCAAAACCAAAAACCTGAACATGTGGGTCGATTCAGCCAAAACCTGGATCCCCGACGAACGCGTGATCGCCTGCGAACACGGAGTTACCGACCAGATGCTGATCGGCCAAACCTGTTACGCCGGGCTCGACCTCGCCTCACATGTCGATATCAACGCCCTCGCCCTATATTTTCCGAACATCGATAAAAAACCCGTCGTGAAAATGTTTTTCTGGATTCCCGAATCAAAAGTTGCAGAGCAGGAAGACATTGTCGATTATCGCTTGTGGATCAGTCAGGGTTTCGTCAGAACAACCCCCGGAAACGTCATCGATATTGATTTCATCGTTGCCGATATCGATGCAATCCTGAAAAAGTACAACTGCGAAAACCTCGCTTTCGACCCCGCAAAAGCATACCACGGCGTAATCCAGGGGCTCGACAAAGCCGGTCATAGCCGCATCCTCGACGAATTCTCGCAAAACATCCGCAGCGTCAGCGAACCCACCAAAAAACTCGAATCGCTGATACATTCCGGCGACATCGACCTACTGAAAAACCCCGTACTCCGCTGGATGTTCCGAAACGCCGTCGCCTACACCGACGCAAACGAAAACATTCGGCTCGACAAAGCAAAATCACAGAATAAAATCGACGGGCTCGCCGCTATAATTAACGCCCTGGGCGGCTTCATGTCGTCCGGGAGAACCAAAATTCCATATCAAAACCACGAACTTCGAGTCATTCCACGATGAATATCACCGAACGAACCTTAAAAATGCTATCAAAAAAAGGATTCATAGCCCTGTTTTGGGACGAAGTGCGCACCGGAAAAACACAGGAAGAAGCATACAACACCCTTGAAACCGAATATTTTAAGGTATTCGGAAGCCGCCGTTATGCCAACTTCAAAAGCTTCTGCCGCCGACGAGACAAAACATAGTGTTTAACAACCATGAAATTAGAAAATTATAATGTTTAATAATCAAAAACAAATAATATGGAACTTAACTCAGAATTAGAAAGATTACAAAAGTATTGGCCGATTGAATCAGAATTGAGTCACGCAAAAAGAAAGCATCCAGCCTGGCCGCCTAACATTTTTGAACAGGTAGCAATAATGAACGAAGAAGCTGGAGAAGTTACAAAAGCAGTTTTGCACTATAAGCGGGAAGGTGGCAGTTTGGCTGATGTGAAAAATGATCTTATACAGACCGCGGCGATGTGCATGAGAATGATTGAAAATTTAGATTGCGGATAAACTAACCGGCTTACATACGAGTAAACAACAATTTAAATACCATCCCGATGGAAAGAAATTATTATTGGATTAGATATGCAAATGAATGGTACATAGCCATAAAAGGTTATGACGATGAACAAGACAAAATGTGTTGGTATCTTGATGGAATGGAAATGATAAACGAACCCGATGAAGTTGGTGAAATGGTGCGTAGGAAAGAAAGCCCGGACGAGCGCGGCAACTGCTTGCCGAAGGGCAGATAATTAAAAAACTAAATCACAATGATAAGTATAGAGTTCATAGAACCACAGGAGCCGAATAAACCACAACCACCTGCATTTTGGCAAACAAATATTAGGCGTTGTTTTTTGTCATGGTGTGACGATTACAAACCTGATACTGTCAGCCGTTTGGTGCTTGGTAGTTTGGTTGAAAAATATGTACAAGGCAATGAAGATGCCTTATTTGGCAAGATGCACCAACTTGTCAGAGACGAACATTATAGGCTTTGTGTCATATTTAAAAGCATGTTTGATTACATGGATATAAACAAAGACTATCTACGTTGGGTGTCTGAAAATAACGGCTCCGTGTAAGCGTAGCTTCTAGATTGTTAAATTTAATAACTATATTAAAATGAGGAAGTTACAAAAAACAGAAAAAATGATTATCGCAATGGTAGATGATAATTATATAACTTACGATTGCACCGAACACGGTATTTTTCAAAAAAGAAAAGATGTAGATGATGGTAAATGTCCATATTCTACTTGTAAAGGAACAGTTTCATTAGTTGAAAACATTAATGAGTTAAAAGAAAAATACAAATTGGAACTCGGTTTTTAGCATGAACCATAACGCTCTCGCGGCTATACGGCGTTTCGTCCCGCCGTTGAGCTTGCGATACGGATTAAGGGACGAAATGAAGTATAGTTTCTGTTGAACGGTAGTGCGCTCCGCGACACGGAAAGGTTGATCGAACCCGCCGCGAGAGCGTTGGAACGGAATGAAATACTGGGAATTTAAAATTTTTTTCTATGTATAATAAAAGAACTTGGCTTAATTCTATAAAATCTGATTCAACAGGATCAGTAGTTGCCTTTCACGGAAAGGTTACATACAAAGGAGAGACGTTTGATGACGCTTTTTTAGAGATTGCTGATTGTCGCAACAAAGTCAGGCTGCACCTTACAGCTGATGACAAAAAGGAAGAATTTATAGAAAAAATGAAAACTCTGCGAAAAGAAATAGACCTATTCATATACGATTTAGAAAAAAATTTTAAATGAAGGTATTTGAAGCGCAGCGGAGCGGAGCGCATTCCGTTCCAACGGTGTAGGGCTATAAGTCTGATTTTTTACGGATTAAAAACTATAAACTATGATTACAGAAGCAGATATTAAAGAAGTAGAAAGCATTAAGCAAATACTAAATGAAAAGCTAAACCAAGAGTTTAACTATGAAATTGCAAACAAGATTGAATGCCTTGACAGGTTAGTAAAAAATTTGCGTATAGCCCCTGTTAGCTTTAGGTTTTGCCCTCACGAAAGTAACTTTTATACTGCAGAATGTCCAAAGTGCGGTTGGTGGGGCAGTTCGGAATTATTAGATGGAGGTGGACAGATTGCTGATACAGGTGACTATGGAGATTGCTACTGCCCCGTGTGTGGGAATAGCGATTTAGATGATAAAGAACCTGAATAGGCAAAACTTGAAGCTAACGGTGGGTGTTTGTGGTGTTGCCTCACTGACCTTGATTAATTGAACGAAAGTAGTTTTTATTGTTTTTTTTAGGGAGGGATTTTTTATGATTTTAAATCATGGTAGTTTGTTTTCTGGAATCGGAGGTTTTGACCTTGCAGCCGAATGGATGGGATGGAATAACATATTTCATTGCGAATGGAACGAGTTCGGGCAAAAGATTCTAAAATACTACTGGCCAAATGCAATAAGTTATGGAGACATTAAACAAACAGATTTCACTATTCACAGAGGAAACATTGACATCCTTACGGGAGGATTCCCATGCCAGCCGTATTCACAAGCAGGGAAACGCAGAGGCAAAGAAGATGAACGCCACTTATGGCCTGAAATGCTTAGAGCAATACGAGAGATTTCCCCAACATTCATCGTGGGCGAAAACGTTTATGGGTTACTTAATTGGAACGGGGGACTGGTTTTCGACGAAGTGCAAGCTGATTTGGAAGCTGAAGGGTACGAAGTACAACCGGTTATACTTCCAGCTTGTGGCAAAGATGCACCCCACAAAAGAGAACGAATTTGGTTTGTGGCCTACTCCGGTGACAAGCGATGCAACAACGGGAGCGATAATAGGAAAGAACGATACATTCAAAGCGACAAGCGGATTGCCGAGGAAAATAAACCAGAACGGAACGGATGGGAGTGTAGGATTAGCCAGACTTGTTCAACTACTACCAATACCGGATTGCAGCGACAGACGGAGCGACAAGAGCAGCCAGTGGGGATTGACGAACTATGCGAGGAACGGATTATTACCAACTCCAATGTTACCGGGGAATGGTGGAACGAATGGAAAAGCAAAAGCAAAGGAAATTTATGGGAACAATTCCCAACTCAATCCCCGATTTGTAGCGGAGATGATGGGCTTCCCTCCGAACTGGACGGAATTACCTTTCCAAAATGGAAAACAGAAAGCCTAAAAGCCTACGGAAATGCGATAGTGCCGCAAGTTGCACTGGAGATATTTAAAGCGATTTCAAAAGCCGGGTCGGCTGGGCAAAAAAAACAATAAAAACGGTAAATTATGTACGGACTTAGCTATGAAATACCGCAGCAATACCACAAACACGGTGTTATGCACCGTGTTTTAAATTCTTTGAAAAACTGCCGTTGCATCAAAGCTATTAAATTGATTCTTAGCATGGTGCATAACGGTTTAGCTAAGTTGTCGGTTGCTGCTCCGAATTGCAGCGAAGTTGATTAGAATTATAAACTTTAAATAACAGAAAAGTGAACGATTTATTTTTGAAACCAGAACAATACAGGGAGCTTGATGAATTAATGACCTATATTTTAGGTGAAATGCTCGAAACTAAAGACAAAGTATTTATTAGAGAAGGAATAATAGCCTACGCCAATAGATGGCACGAAATGCAAGTGAACGCTGCTGAACAAAGCACAAGCAACTGCAATTTAGCTGATGTTAGCATTAACGAAGGGTCGGAATCGTGCGAAGGAGTGTCGGTGTGTGAACTTTGCGGAACTTCCATGATGACAACTGAAGATGGACATTTAAAGTGTATGAATCTTAACTGCAACGGTTTTGAGTTCACACACTGATTGCTAACAAGTATATGTACACCCGGCCTGCAATCACCACAAAACTAATTAGTTACAACACAGTCCCGGAAAGTGGCGTCACCCACCTTCCGAAAAAAATCAGAACCATGCTCGAAACCATCAAAAAGTTAAAACAAGAACAAAAGCAACTCAGCGATCAGATCCGGAAAATTCAGGCAGCCATCCAGAGCCTGCAGGAAATCTGCAGCCACACCCAGCCCGATAGCAAAACAGCCTTCCGGCTCACCGGATCCGACTCACACCACAACTACTACCAATGTTCACTCTGTCAAAAAGAAAAATCAGAATGACACTACACGATAACCGATTCAGGCCCCCGCGCTCATTCCCGCCACATAACACCATACCCAGCCCAGCCTACCGGGAAGCTGCGCAAATCATGAACGAATTCGCCTCCATCCTCAAACAACACCCACAATTTCCGCAAATCGCCCGCCAGTGCGCCTTGCTTCACGTCAGACTATTGATCTACAAATTACCAGAACCATACAACAACGACCATCCGGATACAAAATTCTGGAACGAAGTCACAAAAGAGATCGAAAACTTCATCCGATAAGCGCTTACCCAACCGGTAGGCGCTTTTTTTTTGCAAACCCCGACAGTTTGAACATTTACCCTGACAGTTTGAACAGCCGGCATCTTGGAAAAAAGTAAGCAATCAACTTACATTTGTGTAAGAAAATCGCTGAAATGAACATTGTCAAGGCACAACTCAAAAAATCAAAATGGCTGCGCTCAGTTTTCACCCAGCCCGCCGAGGACTATGTCCCCGATTTTCGTTTAGTCGAAGCCGGCCTCAATGTCAACCACAAAACCGCGCTCAAATTCTCCGCCGTATTTTCCGCCATATCCATTCGTGCCGAAAATATTGCATCCCTCCCCAAAAACGTCTATTTCCACGGCACAAAAGGGAAAGAATCAGTCACCGACCACCCCGTCTACGATCTCATCCACTACCAGCCCAATCCGCTCATGACCGATTTCGTATTCTGGGAGTTCATCGAATCGTGCGTAGCCGGATGGGGAAATGCTTACGCCGTTATCGAAACCGATGCAAACGGATATGCCGTCGCGCTCTGGCCGCAAAGCCCCGACAACGTCGAAATGATACTTTCCAAAAACGCGCTATTCTACAAAATACTCGGCGGAAATTTCAAAGGAACCTACCCGTCTGGCTCAATACTCCATTTCAAAAGCCTCTCGCTCGACGGGCTGCGCGGAATCGACCCCGTTTCATACCATGCACAGAGCATCGGGCTTGGAATTGCCGCCCAGGACTTTGCCGCCGACTACTTCAAAACCGGCGGTAACATCAAAGGCGTACTCGAATCCGAAGGGCAACTCGGCGATACCGAATACAAAAAATTTTTAGAACATTACCAAAACGCCGCCAAAAATTTTGCCACCCCGCTCCTAGAGTACGGCATCAAATACAAAGCCGTCGGCGTATCACCCGAAGCCGCCCAAATGATCCAGACACGTATTTTTCAAATTCAGGACGTTTCCCGGATATGGAAAGTACCCGTTTCGCTGCTGGCCGAACACACCCACAGCACATTTACCAATACCGAACAGCAAGACATTCAGTTTGTGAAATACGCACTCCGGCCCGAGGTGAAGCGCTTCGAAACCGAATGTGAAGTCAAGCTATTCACAAAATCCGAACGCGCCCGCTTCTCCGTGAAATTCGACCTCAAAGGACTACTGCGCGGAGACCTGAAAACACAGGCCATGTGGTACCACTACGCCATTTTCGACGGCTGGCTAAACCGCAACGAAGTACGCGACCTCGAAAACCTTAATCCTGTCGAAGG